CTTGGTGCGTCTATTGCAAACTCTGGTTTGACCGATACGCAACAGACTTTGTTTAAGCAATACATGATTGAGCGTGCTCAAGGCAACAATATGGACCTTAGCAACCAGTCTACAATGGACAAACTTAACAGTTCAGTAGATAACCCTATGAATTCATTTATGAATTTAGAAACTTCGGGTGAGGGTGCTCAAAAGAATGCTACTGGAGCATACCTTGATGGTATTAAGGCTGTAACTGGAACTCTGACTGGTCTTGACGCTGTGGCTGGGCGACTAGCATCGGTATTAGGTGGAGTTACTTCAGGTATGCAAGTTCTTATGGGTGCCAAAACAACTCAAGGACTAATGGGTATGGCGGGCTCCAGTATCAACCTCATCAGTAGTGGTATTGAGGCCATGATGCAGGCTGACCCAACGCACCTTTCAGAGCTATTCTCTGGTATGGCTGGTGTTGCTACTGGTGGTGTGGGATTGGCGGCAACTGAAAATACTGCTAATGCTGGTTTTCGGGCAGGAATTTTTGGTGGAAGCGGAGCGACTGGAGAGGGCGGCCAATATAAAAACTCAAAAACAGGAAGCACTTCTAAAACCGGTGGTGGAGATAACTCAACTCCATTTGGTGGTCTAGACCAGGGTGGCTACACCATTACCACTGGTACCAATACTGTTGGCCAGCCTTTGGCAGGAAAATTACCGACTGGTGGTTGGCAATTTACTACTAAAGAACCTAGTGGAAACCACAAAGGTCAACAGCACAAAGCAATTGATTACCCTGCCCCTAAAGGTACTGCCGTTATGGCTGTTGCTGATGGTGAGGTTGAGGAATTTTTTGATGGGGTTAAAAAAGACTCTACTATTGACAAAAACGGAAATCCCAATTGGCATGGTGTTGGGGATGGTAAAGGCAATTATGTAAAGCTAAACCATGGCATTGGAAAAAATGGTAAAAATATTTACACTATTTATGAGCACTTGGGGTCAGTTACCGTAAAAAAGAGTCGTAAAAAGGACGGTGCCGGTGACCAGGTTAAGAGGGGAGATGTAATTGGTTATGTTGGCCTTACTGGCGATACGTCGGGTGCTCATTTGCATTACGAAGTTAACGAGGGCGCAACCAAAGTTGACCCAAAGAATCTAAGTTCTCTTCTTGGAAACTCCACTACTACTGGCAAAATTTCAAAAGCGCAAGCATCTGCTGCAAGTAGTTTGGTAAATGCCGTTATGAGTGCCTACGCTGGCGACCCTGGCGCAATTCAGGCGCTAATGAATGCTACAGGTGTTAGCGCTACAATGTCTAAATATGGCGTCTCTGGAAACTCTACTTCTCCAGCAAATCAGTATGCAAATGCTGGAGATACTGGTGCTACAGGCGGTGGTGCCGGTGGTGGCAGCAACGTTACAAATAACGTTGGTGGAATCACGGTTAACATAAAAGACGCTAGCCCAGAGTCTGCTCAAAAGTTTGCTCAAATTGTTCAGGACTACCTAAACAACCAAACTCTAACTTCTAACCTAGGGAGCTACTAATGTCAGTATCTCAAGTATCATCAGTTAGAGGAAACATTCTTGTTTCTGATTTAAACAGTAGAATTGCTCAACTACGACAGGACATAGTTGACAAAGATACTCAAATCGCAGCCCGTACCCTTATAGCACCTCCAAATGACCCAGACTTAATTGACCTACAAAATCAAAGAGCGGCTAAGTTAAGTCAAATTGCTCAACTACAAAGCCAACTTGATTCCTTAACTACTAACAATAGTCAGAGTAGTTTTATTGCAACGAAGGCTGCTGCTGACTCTGGAACATCCTACGTTCCCGGTTCTTTTATGAACACTAATGGCTATAACCTTGGACATGTTCAAAAACCAAGTAACGTTTTGCAGTATAACGTCCCCAGTGTAGTTGATGCTTATTACAGTACCCGTACTGACTTTCTAACTGCTGCAGGATTTTCTTCAGATAGGCCTGGAACTGTAGCGTCGGCTAGTGAGCTATGGTCTGGCTCTAAATCTAGCAAGGGAATGATTGTTGCGTATGTTCCTCCAGCAAACACAGTTGACTATCAAGGTGGCACAGCACCTTCTAGCTCTGTTATTACAGCGGGAACTAATTACGGATTCCAGTTTATGTATAACCCAGCAACAATAAGTATGAGCTACTCAGGTATCCCAAACGTTGACCAGGGCTACGAGATTAGTGGCCAAGATAAGTTTGTTATGTATGGCACTAACGTTACTCAGAGTAGCATTGGTTTTCAACTTCTTATTAATCGCATGTTCGATATGAAGTACTACAACTCTGATGGAACGCTAAAGTCTGGTGGACAAAAAGCATACGGAGGTAAACAGCCTTCTGCAACTGACCTGCAGCAAATTTTTACCATGGGAACTATGTACGACGTAGAGTACCTACTAAGAACACTTCTTGGGTATACCTTAAAAAGCTTCTTAAGAGCCGGTGCTACTGCTGATATGGGCTATCTGGGTGCTCGTCCTGTAGAGCTTCACTTAGGTAAGAACCTCCGCTACTTAGGTACTGTTACTACTCTTCAGGTAGACCACGTAATCTTTAACGAGCAGATGGTCCCACTGTTTACTAACGTTCAAATTGGCTTCAACCGTCTACCAGATTACCCGCTTATCAAAACTGGTGCTACTACACCTCCTACTCCGCAGCTGCAGCCGCCAACGCTATACACTGGCGAAGGCGAACTTCCTGGAATGGACGCAGGTGACCTTGGAATTGGTGGCCTTGGCGGCGGTGGCGGCAAGAATGCATACATTAACTAGGTGAGACATGATTTATTCAGATAGCAGATACGCAACGGGAATTGTTCTGAAGGCTCAGGACGCTAGAAGTGGTGACTATGTTACCGCTGTTTATCGTGACTGGCCGGTAATTAATTCTCAGTTTTATTACTACACTTGGGTTGAAGGTGACCGACTTGACCAGGTTGCTAACCTCCTTCTTGGTAGTGCTTCCTTCTGGTGGCGAATTATGGACCTTAATCCAGAGTATCTTGACCCATTCAGCATTCCAGTTGGTGCTGTAATTAGGATTCCTAGTGTCTAGTTTGGTTCATAATAAATTTAGAAAAGGTACTAACTTTACAGTTAGTTGGCCATCTGTGCCGTCCTTTGGGTTGCAGCCTTTGAGAATAGATTTAATTCAAAAGCAATATCATCACGATGTTGCTGTACTAGAGTACTCTATGGTTAGCCCTCTTTATTTTGATACTGTTAAAACTGGACTATTGGTTGAGTTTACCTGGACTCAAGAAGGTTTGAGTAGAACTTGGATTGGCTACGTATCGTCTATTGACCGAGTAGTAAATAGCCGTCGTGATATTAGAATGAAAATCCACTGTGTTGGTGCTAGCTACCCACTAAAGCAGCGAGTTACTAGGGTATTCCAAAACTCAACTATTCCAGAAGCTGTAGAGGTTATATCAAAAGAATTCGGGTTTAATTACCGTGGCGTAAATGATAGTAGGAGATTTCCTCAGCTTACTATGGCGGGTCACTCATACTGGGAGTGGATGCACGAACAGGCTAAAAGAATTGGTTATGTCCTTGTTGTTGATGGTACTAACCTGACGTTTAAGCCAACAGATGATGTTATTAATGAGCATTTTAGTACTACCCCAGTAATGAGCTATGACCCTACTCCAACAACTTTAAATAACCTATATTTAGATAGAACTCTGGACTACTTTAAAGCACTCAATGGCGAGCACATTGAAACTGCTAAAGAACTGCGTATGAACAAGATTGTTGGTGGTGTCGACCCTGTTACTAATGAGGTTATAGTGTCTACCTCTCAGCCTAATACTCTTGGAAACTCAATTAGAGATAACGTTAGTGACGTTTTATTTGATGAGTATAAGACTACTGAAGTTGCGAATGGTGGTAACGCCGTAATTCAAGCTGCAACTGGTAGGGCTCAGATGGCTCGCTTTAATTTGCCTGCTGAAGCAAAAGGTCAGGGTGACCCTAGATTAGTGCCTTTTGGAACAGTGATTATAGCTGGAACCGGCGAATTAACTGACGGATATTGGATTGTTGAGGAAGTAACTCATTCAATTCACCGCTCTGGGGACTATATGGCTAGTTTAAAAATTGCTACAGATGGCTTAGGAAATACTAGCCAATCGACGTTTAGAAGCAGAGATAATAGTACTGTTGGCAGTGTAAACTTAAATGAGGCTCTTAAAAATAAAGGCAAACACTCTAGGTTGTTCTCTAGAGAAGATGCTAGGCCTGTATTTTTTCATAACGTTGTTAAAGTAGATAACCAGGGTTTTAATCGTACTCCTGCATCATGGAGGAGTGGAAAGGCTAAGGCTAGATAATGGCTAATCAAAATCCTATCGAATATGCTATAAAATTGCCTTTTTCTTTCGATAGCTATGGCAACGTTTACAAAACAAGTAACCAAAACGAGATATGGAAAGACAGAGTAATTTCGGCTTTGGGTACTGCTGCGGGTGAGCGAGTAATGCGCTCGGACTATGGAACAAAAATTCCATCACTGTTTTTTGATACTCAGGATGCACTTGTGGCAGGAATTACTAAGGAAATTACCGCTGTTTTTGCTAGCTATCTTCCTCTACTAACCTTGCTAGGTGTGAGGGTTGCTTACGATGAGCTAACTGGCCAAATGACTGCAGACGTTAGCTATAAACTTCCAAATCAGACTTCTGACATAACTTCGGTAAACCTAAGCTCTGTAATAATTAACAAAGCTAATCCCCCATATGAGGAGAAACTATGACCACTCCATCAAGCAATATCCCCGTCTCAGTAGACTACACGAGTCGTGATTACTACTCACTTCGTGATGCACTAATCAATCGTGTTATTGCTAGAGTTGGCCAGAACAGGTGGACTGGAAATGACCCATCTGACTTTGGTGTAGCTCTTATTGAATCATTTGCGTATATGGGTGACCTGGTCAACTACTATATTGACCGAGTGGCTAATGAGTCCTATTTGGGAACAGCTACTCAGAGACAAAACGTTTTGAATCTTGCTTCCATGATTGGGTATACAGCGGGTGGGTATACTTCAGCAGTTGCCAACGTTACCTTAACAACTATCGGTGGATACAACGCCCCGATTGGTGCCTCACAACTTACCGGTGGAATAGCTAGAATAGTAACCGCTAACGATAATACATTTGCTGAAGGCGATAAAATTGTTGTATATGGTCGTGACCGCTCTGAGTACAATGGCTTGGTTACTATCACAGGAAAACCTCTTGGAACAAACGAAATTGAGTATGTTCCTGCAAGTTTTTCAGTTACTGCTTCAGGTGACGGTGCAGCTGTAACCTACACAACCACAGGGTCTCACACTTTATTATTGGGACAAATTGTAACTATTAGTGGATTCACGGGTGGCTCTGCTGGGTTTAACCTTGCAAATAAAACAATAACCGGTGTTACTGATACAACGTTTACGGTAGCAGGAACGCCATCTGGCTCATCTACCGGTAGCGGAATAGTTGTGTACGCTGACATTGCCACATCTTCTGATGTCGGAGGATTTGTTCACAGTGTTGGATTTGCAAATGTTCCTGCGGGAACCCAAATAGTTGCTGACGTAACGCAAGACAACACCGTTACTCAACTTATTTTTACTACATTGGCTCAGGCAAGTGTGCCGTTTATTAACCCTAATGGAACTGTAGGAACTACTACTGTTCTAGCTAGACATGGAATAGATGTTGCTACGCTTCCTGGTAACCAGGCAAGTACCGCAATTAGCCCCGACATTAATGGAGAGCTAATTGGTTACTCGTCAGGTTTGCCAGACCAATCATTTTCTTTGCTTGAAACTGAAGTGGATATTTCAACCATTAAGATTTATGTTGAAAATGGTAACGCGTTTGAGACTTGGACTTCTGTCCAGCATCTTGAAGACCATTTGGGGACTGACAAGGTATTTAAAGTAGTTATTGATGGTGACTATAATATTTATATTCAGTTCGGTGATGGTATTGGCGGAGCAATTCCAACTGCGGGTAACCGCATCAAGGCGTCATACTTTGTTGGTGCTGGGCTAATCGGTAACATTCCTAAAGGCTCGATGACATCTATATACGATGTTCCTGGAGCAACAGGCACCACTAAAACCCTAATTATGTCTAAAGTAATTCCAGCAAACCTAGACGCCGCGACTGGCGGTGAGATGCCTGAAACCCTTGACAGTATTAGGCACAATGCTCCTAGGGCTCTTCGTGCTCTTACTAGAGCGGTTACTCTTGAGGACTTTGCAAACTTGGCTGTCTCTATCCCACAGGTTGGAAAGGCAAATGCTGTTGCAGCATTGCCAACTTCAGTATCTGTGTATATTGCCCCCGAGAGAAGTTCCGGAAATTCAGAGGCTACCCCAGGCATAGATAACACTGGAACGGTAACCTCTTCTTTGGTTACTTTGAAGGGGTTGGTGGCTGGTTACCTCTCAGATAAAGTTCAAATTGGAACTACTGTTAACGTTCTAGACCCAAGATATACTTTTGTGCATATTAAAATTCAATACTCAAAGGTTAGTAGCTATTCCCAGGCAGATATTGAGGCAGCAATTAAAGCAAAATTATTGACAGAGTATTCTTACGAAAACCTTGATTTTCAAGCTACAATCACCCCCCAAAGTATTGAGAATGATTTACGGTCAATTGATGGCATTACTAATATTTACATCAGTGACCTTGGTACGGTAGATAGCAGCGGCCGTAATACCCTTGCCGGTGCTCCAGATGAAATTTTTGTTTTTTCAACAAACTCGACATATCTGAATTTGCGGGCTGCAAATACTACTACTGGGTTGAATGGCCTACAACTTGTAGCTGGTACTACGCTAGCGTTAACACCGGCGTTTAACCCTAGTATATTTGTGTATACTGCTGCCACATCAAACTCTTCTGTCAATGTTACGGCAACAAGCTCAGATTCTGGACAAAGCATTTCTATTTCTGGTTTGAACACTGGAAGCGGGGCTTCAAGAACAGTATCTTTGTCTACTGGAAATAACACCATACCGGTAGTCGTTACTGCTGCGGACGGTGTTTCAACCCAGACCTATACTGTAACGGTTGTTAAGTCATGATAAAAGATTCTGCTGGTAATCAAAGATTTTACGGCATATACAGAGCTGTAGTTTTTGACAACAAGGACCCCAATAATCAGGGAAGACTTCGCCTTCGTATTCCTCAAGTTTTGGCAAACACGCCAACTGGCTGGGTTTGGCCAAGTAATCCTGCGGGAGTAACTGTTGGTACTCCGGAAATTGGCCAAGGTATTTGGGCAATGTTTGAAGGTGGCGACCCTTCTCACCCAATGTGGGTTGGTGTTTTTGGTAAAGAAATGGGCTCACATACCAATGTTGCAATCAAACCTGCGCCCTCTAGTAAGGCCTTGCCATCAAACGTAAAGGTCTTATATAACGAAGATGGCAGTAAAAGTATTGACCTTATTAACAGTTTAATTAGCGTTGCGTCGGTTATTGACGGCGGAAGCGCGTAAAATAATAAAGAAGCCTAGGAGAAAAAATGGCTAATTACCCAAGAGTTGCCGTGTCGTTTACTGACAGAGTTGATGAGCGGGATACAGTAGTTGCACTTGATGTAAACTCGCTTTACTATGAAGTTGCCGCTATTGCTACTGATTTAGGTGCTGGAACAACCAGTATGGGCAGTAGCACGCCGGGCCTAAAATACAGTGCTGCTTGGGGTATTGGGTCGTTTGATTCAACTATAACCACTTGGAACGGTGGTTTACAGGCTCGTATACAAAATATTGAAAATGGTCTATACAAAACATATTACGGCAGCTTAGACATTACTGGTAAAGATGGCTTTAACACAATAAAAAGTCTTAATGCAAAAAACGTTGGTCTAACAATTCTTCAGGGAACCGTAACTTCTGCTACAGTAACCTATGGCGCGTCTGATGGAACTACAATCAGCTATAACGCGTCTAACACGTTTACTGTAGGACAAAAAGTTACTGTTACTGGTTTAGGAATTGCTACTGGCAGCCCACTAAACTTGTCTCAACAGACCATCACTTCCTTAATTGGCTCAGCACCTACGTATGCTGGGTTTACTATGGCTTCGCCTACTGTAACTGGAGTTACTGCGGCTACTGTTGGTGGAAGTACTTCTCTAAATGTTACTGGAGACATTAGCCAGGTATTTACTGGTATGCAAATTATTGGTACTGGCATAGTTTCAGGAACTAAGGTTTCTGGAGTCAGCGGTCAAGTTGTCCAAATGGATACTGCTGCAAGTAGCAGCAGCAGTGGAAGTGTAAGCATTACCTTTAAAGTTATTGGAACTTCTAGCGGTACCGGCTCGGCAACAGCATATCAAACCACATCACTGCAAGAGTGGCAAAAAGATGGTGGAACTGTAGTTGCCTCAATTAGCCCAGATGGAAACCTACTTGCTGTAGGAACTGCAGCAATTGGTGGTAATACATCTGTTGGTGGAACATTGTCGGTTACCAAAGCCGCTACATTTAGCGATGTAGTCAACATCTCTGGTGCGGTTTCGATTGTTGCCGGTGTCATTGATGGCGGAACCCCATAATTAAGGAATAGCCTTGGCTAAGTATAATGATTTTAAGTATGGTTCTGGCAAAACCTATGGCGACATTTCTGTTGCGGCAAACTCTGTTGCTCCGTTTATTGCATATGCGGAAAACTACGGCGTAGTTAAGTTAACTTGGACTAATCCAACTACTAACTCAGGCTCTACAATTTCTAGGGGTAGGATTGTTAGGAACCAATATGCCTATCCTGAAACTCCAGATGATGGCGTAATTATTTATGACTCTACCTCGGTTGAAGGCAACTCTCAGGGCTATCCTGATAGCACTAACCTGTCCAGTGGGAGGTTTGTGTTTTACTCATTTTGGATACAATTTTCAGATAATAGTTGGCAATTAGTTGATACTACTGAGACTCTGGTTCCCTCTAGACACTCATCTAGAATTTATCCTAAATTTACTGATGAAAATAACCAGCAAGTTCCAGCGGACATTCTTCTTCAGACAACTCACGAGCGATTCTTGAGCTATATTCCTCGAGTATTTACATCATCTAGCAGTTTGTTAGATGCTCCAGATGAGACAAGTGATTTGTCTTTGTTTTTGCAAGGATTCTCATTCACCATTGATGAGTTCTTAACTTATGGACAGCTAGTTCTTCCGGGCTTAAGTGGAAAGTACACAAACAGTGGAATTCTAAAACTTCAAGGTGACCAGCTAGGTGTAGCTAGGGACCCGCAAGGTTTGACTAAAACTCAAAAGTACCTAGTAAGAGACGCTGTATATATCTACTCTAAAAAGGGTACGACTGCTGGTCTCACAAGGTTTATATCAGCTCTAACAAATTACTCCCCAACAATTGGCGTCGGCCCTAACATGATGTTGTCTTTGCAAAATAGTACTTTCTATAATGGCACAGGTTTTTGGAAAGCATCAGTTGGAACAACTTTATCGGCAATTAATGGGACTACACCAACACCGGGTGGTAGCGAATCAGTCGTAGATACTACGTGGATTGCACAGTACGACTGTACTTCGGTAACTGGATATCCTACTATGAACTTGGGTACAGAATCTCCTATTTCTCAGGGAATTCCAGTGACTGCTGGTACTGAATACACTTTAAGCTATTACTTAAAAAGCAATAACTCTTCTGCGCGTGTTTATGGTCAAGCAATATTGTGGTTTGACCAGCATGGGAAACAAATACAACAGTCAATCGATGTCTCTGGTCAATCCACTTCCACTAGCTGGGCAAAGAAAACATACGCAGTTACGGCACCTACTGGTGCTGTCTTTGCTGCAATTAGCATGGTGTTTATTGCTGGCTACGTTTACTATTTGGATAGAGTTCAATTTGCATCTTCTTTGTTTACTGGCTACTCAGAAGCTCGAGCAATAAACATCATCATTCCTTCATCAACCTACTTTACTCAGACCAGGCTACAGAAAGTTCCTCGACTTCTTTTTGAATTACCTAAGTATTTGCCTATTAACACCGCTTATTTTGTGACTTCTCCGAATGGGCTTGAAGGTTCTGGCATTACCTCGTAAGATATGTCTATGGATATATTTTTTCTAACTCTAATAGTAGGTATGGCGACAGGCTTTGTGCTTGAGCTTGTGGTAACCATTCTTAGCACGGTAATATCTGCGAGGATTCTTCGCATGGTTTTGATACTACCTGCTTCGTACACCGCGGCTTATTTTTTGGCCATACCATTCCCTGAATTGTGGGTTGTTGGGGCCGCAGCTAGCTTCTTGACATTGCTAGTGTTGCGCTGGTTAGATAAACCTGTTACGATTCAAAATATTCGTCGTTAAGAAAGGTTCAAATGGATGAGTTATTCCTATTATCGTTAACTCCATCTGAACTTCGTACTTACTTAGCGTTACGGCATCTAGCTGATTCTTCTGGCCTCATCAAAGCAACTATGGTTGAACTTGGTGAGGTGACTGGGTATTCTCGTGAGAGCATTCGTCTAGCTGTTCGTGACCTTGAGAGTCGTGGTTTAGTTCAAACACATCGCACCAAACGCAACCTGGGTAAGTTGTACAAAAATGAGTATCAACTATTGCAAGTTGACTTGGCATCAACAGCTGTCTATACTGATACTACTAGTCAGCTGACTACAGTAACTACTAAAGCAGTAAATACTTCGTATTTACTGGGGGCTGACGCCCCAAGGGAGGCAAAAATGAAAAAGGAGATTCTGGTGGGCAAATGGAATCCAGAAGAAGACGACAACATCGCAGGTGTTGGTCGTTTCGATGATGAAATTGCTATTGCAAAAGCAGGCAAGCCTGTAAGCAAGCGTGACCCAAAGACTAGGTACCTACGGCCACAGCACGAGTGGACTGCTGCAGATGTTGCATCGGAGTTTTCGTCTCGTGTTTATGCAAGGGTACGTGGCATTCCAGGTTTGGTAAAAACCGAGGCTGTCCGTGGTGCTCTATCAAAGTGGCGCAAAGAACACGGCATCACAGCGTTGATTGAGCTTGAGATTATGGACATGTACTTTGCTGACGAGCGTATCTTGGTTAACGCAAAAAAGAATCCAAAGTTTATCGTCGGTAGTTTTCTACGTATGTTTACTACCCACTTGGACAAGGCTCTAGAGAATCTAGGACTGCCACCAATCACTGAAGAAGAACCAGTAGTTGCGGATTCAGAACGCAGGGTATATGTTTATGCTTCTGACGGAAAAGCGTTTGACAACTCTTTGCCAGGCCGCAAGGCTCGTGACCGTTACGAACTATCAATTAAGGGAAAATAATGTCGTATAACATCGGAGAACTCAGCCCCCTGAAGAGGAACTGGCTGTTTCGCAATTCAAATATTCCACACCGTTTCCTAGGGCTAGAGCCTTCGGATATCGAGCGTGACAACGGTTCGTTTCCAGAAGAAATCACTGAGTGGGTTGAATCAGTTCTTCGTGGTGAGGTAATCAAGGCTATCGGAGGACTAGGCGTTACTGGCGTAGGTCTTTTGTTTGATGGTAGCCCTGGTTTGGGTAAGACAACCCACGCTGTTACCGCAATCATGGAGTTTATCCGTAACTTGCCAGAGGATGACGAAGAGGCTCGCAAGATTCTTGGTGCATCTTCATCAGACTACGGTCAGGCACTACGTCCTGCGTACTACCTAACGTTCCCTGAGTTTCTGTCAAAGAAAAAGGCAACGTTTGACGCCAAGGGTGATGAGCGTGAACTTCTAATCGCAGAGATGGAAGGCTTTCACGGTCGCTCAAAGCTTGACCACTTGAACGTCCGTATTCTTGTTCTTGATGACTTGGGTAAAGAGTACGGCTCCAAGTATGATGACTCATCATTTGACGAAATCCTTCGTTCAAGGTACGATAAAGGACTACCGACAATCATCACCACAAATCGTGACCGTGAAGATTGGGAAAAGGTATACGGCAAGGCTATGGGCAGTTTTGCTTTTGAAGCGTTTCATCTAGTAAGGCTCGTGGGCAAAGACCTACGTAGGGAAGGGCAATA